TCTGTTAACACAGGTGCTGATGCAACTTCGTTGATAACCATCAACGGCTTGGATGCGAATTACAACCAAATTTCTGAGACTATCAAGTTAAATGGCACAACGGCTGTAACTACAGTAAAGTCTTATTTCCGTATCAACAGTATGTCGGTCGCTAGTGGTGCCCCTACTGGTAACATTACGCTAAAAGACACATCAGATACAACATTGTACGCAGAGATTGCAGCAGGCAACGGTCGAACTTTGATGGGCATTTACACCGTGCCCGCAGGATACACGTTCTACTTGAGCCGTATTGACATCAATACCAGCTTGAACGCTAACCCCGCAGGTTTTGCAACATATCAGAACTATCAAACAAATAGTGCAGGGGTATCTACCGTTACTATTGTGGCTCCGTTTACAAACAACTACCATACACAGCGAGTAATGCCTAGGGCTGTTCCGGAAAAAACAGACATTCAATTGCAAGCAAAAGTTAGTACCGGTACTGCGGCTTTGACAGTTTCGCAAGAAGGTTATTTGATTAAAAACGCAGCAGACGCAGGAAATACATAATGGCTAAGACCCCTGCATGGCAACGCAAAGAGGGTAAGAACCCAAAGGGCGGCTTAAATGCTAAGGGTCGAGCTTCCGCTAAAAAGGAAGGGATGAACTTAAAGCCTCCCCAGCCTGAAGGCGGATCCAGGAAGGATTCATTTTGCGCCAGGATGAGTGGTATGCCTGGTCCAATGAAAGACGAAAAAGGAGAGTCAACGCGTAAAGCATTGTCTTTAAAAGCATGGAATTGTTAATTAAGTGCTGCACCAAGTGCAAAGTGGAAAAACCTTTAGATGCGGTTAATTTCCCATTACACAATAAAACTAAATCAGGTTTTGACAGCTGGTGTCGTTCTTGCCGTGCTTCTTATCGAAATGAAAATTGCCGCGGTAGACATAGAGATGTTATCTCGGATGAAGCTTTAAAAGAGCTTAAAGCAACAACAAAAGAATGTGTTATATGCGGAGATGAAACTAAATTAGTTGTTGATCATGACCATATAACCGGTAAAATTCGTGGAATGTTATGTAATCATTGCAATCGTGGTTTAGGACATTTTAGAGATGATCCTACGCTACTTGAATTTGCAGCGCAATATTTGTATGCTTCGGCAGATAAGCCAGAGTGGGATAAATACAAAGAAGCATGGAAGTGTTAAATGGAACAGTTTATGCCCATATGGAATGCTGGTCTAACAATAATCTTAGGTTTAATTGCCTGGGGCGTTAAGACGAAGGAAAGGGAGTTTGATGAAACAAAATCTGAACTCCAAAGAGTTACCATCCTTCTTAACAGAACCCGAGAGGAAATTGCTAAAGAGTACGTTACAAAGCAAGAAGTACACGCCGATATCACAAGGGTCTTGGATCGTTTTGATAGATTGGATGAAAAATTGGATAGACTTATGGAGGTTAGGAATGCCAAGTAAGTCTAAAGCTCAGCACAATTTCATGGAGGCGTTGGCTCATTCACCTTCGTTCGCCAAGAAAGTAGGAGTCCCCAAGAAAGTTGGGGAAGATTTTAGTCAAGCCGATAAAGGCAAGAAATTTTCTAAAGGTGAAGATATGAAAAAGAAGATGGCGATGGGCGGTGAAACAATGGGCCCAAGAACTATGTCTAAGGACGTAGAAAAGGGATCTAACAAAGATATTAAGCACGGTGAGCATGCTATTCAAAAGCGCGGTCATACTCGTGATGAAATGCCTAAAATGAAGGGCAATGATATTGGTACCGGCGCTCCAGTCAATACCATGAAAAAAGGCGGCAAGACTGTTAAGAAGATGGCTTCTGGCGGAACAGCTTCAGCTCGTGCAGACGGTATTGCTCAAAAAGGCAAAACTCGTGGTAAATTTTGTTAAGGATTAATTATGAAAAACGATCATCCTCAATTAATGAAAGAGCCAACTCCAGTTCATACGCACAATGTGCACATGATGGAAAAGTTGGAAGATGGCGGTCATATTCATCACCATAAGATTTATGGCGAGCATAAGGCTGATCATAAAAAGCACCATGAGCATGTAGAAGCTATGTGCGGTGGTGGAATGGCTAAAAAGAAATGATGGCCAGCCGTGGGATGGGCGCTGTTCGCCCGTCCAAGATGCCCAAAGAAAAGACCATTACTAGGACGGATAATCCGAACGATGTAGAGGTTTATAAAAAGGGTGGCTCTACTGGTCTTTATGCCAATATACATGCTAAACAAAAGCGTGGTGCAAAGATGAGAAAGCCAGGATCTAAAGGCGCCCCAACAGATCAAGATTTTATTGAAGCAGCTAAAACCAGGAGAAATAGATGAGCTTATTAAAGCATATTGAAGAAAACGTTGAGCATTTATATGCTTTGATTAAGCATGTAGCCGCTACTCAAGAGGCTGCTCACGGCGCAATAACTCAAGAAACTCAAGCATTGCTTGAGAAGATTGAAGATCATTTAGGATTGGCTAAACCTGCTGCTCCAGTAATTGAAGGACCAGTAGTGGCTCCAGTTGCAACAGTAGAAGCGCCAGTGGTTGTAGCTGCTCCAGTTGCTCCAGTTGTAGCACCAGTGGTTGAAGCTCCACAAACAGTTGCTCAGGAACAATCAGCAGCTAATGTTGCTAATTAATCATGGCAGAGAAGTGGATTCAAAAAGCCATCAAGAAGCCCGGTGCTCTTCGTGAAGAGTTGGGTGTCAAGAAGGGCAAAACAATACCAGCTAAGAAACTTGCTGCTGCTGCTAAAAAGCCGGGCACAATTGGTAAACGTGCTAGATTGGCTGAGACGTTAAAAGGCATGAAGTAATGGCATATACAAGTGGATCTACAGCGTTTAACCTAGACTTTACTGAGTTAGTAGAGGAGGCGTATGAGCGCTGTGGTCTTCAATCCCGGTCAGGTTATGACCTAAGAACTGCAAGAAGATCAATGAATCTTATGGCGGTGGAATGGGCTAACCGCGGGATTAACTTGTGGACAGTTGAGGAATGCGTTGTTACTTTGGTTCCTGGCCAGGCTTTTTATCCAGTGCCAAATGACACTGTAGATATTCTTGATTTAGTTACTCGTACAAGCAACGCCAGCACAAGCAATCAGCAAGATATTAATTTAAGCCGTATTAGTGAAAGTACCTATTCCACTATACCTAACAAATTAACGACTGGACGCCCTATTCAGGCCTGGTTTAATCGTCAAACTGGCAATTCAGATATAACGACTATAACGCTCGCTACAACGTGCGCGGCAACAGATACTACTCTTACCCTTAGTTCCGTCACTGGGCTTCGCTCAAGCGGCTATATACAGCTTGATAACGAGATTATTGGGTACGCAAATATATCTGGCAATACGATTACAAACTGTTACCGTGGACAGAACGGCACGACTGCGGTTTCTCATACGGCTGGGGCAGTAGTTTATGTACAGTATTTGCCTAACGTAACTGTTTGGCCTTGCCCAGATTCATCTACCACTTACACAATGGTGTACTGGAGAATGAGAAGGATTCAGGATGCTGGAACTGGGGTTAATATCCAAGACGTTCCATTTAGATTTATACCTTGCATGGTTGCAGGGTTGGCTTATTTGATTAGCGTCAAAAAGCCGGAAGTAGATCCAGCTAGGGTCTTGTTCTTGAAACAGGACTATGAACAAGCTTTTGACTTGGCCGCCCAGGAGGACAGGGAGACGGCTCCGATTCGTTGGGTTCCAAGGAATTTATTCTATTCGAGGTAACTTATGCCAAGTAAGTACAAAGCTGGGGTCTATAAAATACTAAATACCATATCTGGTAAATGGTATGTTGGATCTTCAAGTTTTTGTTTCAGAAGGTTTAACCAGCATAAGACGGCTTTAAGGGGCGGGTATCACCAAAATAAACATTTACAAAATTCTTGGATTAAATATGGCGAGGATGCTTTTAAGTTTGAAATGGTTTTATTTTGCGAGCCAAAACTAATTCGTTTTTACGAACAGCTTATTCTGGATAAATTACAACCTCAATTTAATCAATCTAAAAGTGCATATGCAGGAATCCCTATTGGTGCTACCTTAACAAAAGAGCATAAAGAAAAAGTTGGCAAGGCATCTTCTAAAATGTGGGAAGATAAAGAATATAGATCAAAAGTAACGGCTGCTATTAATTTGTCAATGAATGATGAGGAATGCAAAAAACGTTCACAAAGAACTAAGCTTTTATGGGAAAATAAAGAATATAGAGAAAAAGCAATTGCATCAAGAAAAGGTAAAGCTTATAGCAAAGGTTATAAATGCAATCCAGAACAAATAGAAAATAGAAGAAAAGCGGCAAGAATTTCAAATATGAAACGTAATTACGGTGATGTTTGGCAGCAAGAATATATTAGACGGTATCCAGAGCACTTAGGTGATTTAAATGCCTAGTAAATATTCTTCTGGCAAATGGGCCATAAGCGAATGTGATAGATGTGGTTTTAGGTATAAACTTGTTGAGTTAGCAAAGCTGACAATCAAGACAAAACAGGTTAATATCAAGGTATGTCCTGAGTGCTGGGAAGAAGATCAGCCTCAGTTACAACTTGGTTTGTATCCCGTTAATGATCCGCAAGCTGTTAGAGAACCAAGGCCTGATATCAGTTATTACGGATCTGGTAATAGTGGATTACAGGTTCAGAATGGCAGCGGTAACGTTGTTACACAATCTGGATATCCTGAGACTGGTAGCAGGGTGATTCAATGGGGTTGGAGGCCAGTGGGAGGAGCTAGTAGCTTTGATCGCAAGTTAACTCCAAACTATTTGGTGGCAATAGGTACTG